TTCCTCGTTGGCTTTAACGCCAATAGGGGCATCTGAAATCGTCATCAACGACTCCATCGACGCTGTTATAGGTACCTTACCGAACACCTCAAAATAAGCTTGTACGTCATCCATTATCAAGTCCTGCGGTCGGAAAAGGTCACTGACCTCCCCGTACCGCGTAGGAATAAATTGATTATGTGTGAAGTATTGCAGGGTCCTTAGTATTGCAGGGATCCCATGCAGCTTTGTTGTAGTGATGTCATAAGCCAGGCGTAGCTTTGGCTTTAGAGGACACCACAATGAGGAGATCGAGGAGGACCTATTCCCACCCCAAAGGTCTGGATGCACGTATTTCCGTCTTAGACGCTTATAAAGCGCTTCGACGCGTGTATCACAGACACCACCGCAGTCTGCCCAGGCACGGAGCCTGTTTAGAAACCAAATGACACGTGTTGTGTCATTAATTGGTTTGCGGATGTAAATAGGGGTCACGTCAGTACCATCCCAATAGTGCCCACCACAACTTTCGCGGAAAGAACCGCTCCAGAACGACTTGCCATGATTTATGCGGAGTCCGCAGAAATCAAACAAGTCGAGGATGAGTGGAACACTTTTAACCGGTGCGATCAAATCGTCACCGAAGATGAGTGTCTTGCCCCGGGACCGTGAGGTACGACGACACGCTTCTGCAAGAGCATAAAAAATCAAGCTCTCGAGTTCAAACGTGAAGCCATTGCCCATTGCACCTACCATGTGAGTTTCGACGTAAACGCCGTCATCACGCGGAGAGCAATGAGCCGATCGTGCGGCCTCGATTTCTACCAGCCAGGATGGCGGCAGAAGCAGAGCACACAGAAGCCTGACAACTGAGTTACTCGCTGACTTCATGTCAAGCGTCGCATCCCATTTGTCAATACTTGCACGGTGAGCGGCCTTACGGTTGACGCTTTGGTCATTCAGGTTTATTCGCAGAACCGTGAGCATACGCTCGCGGATCCTGTTACCATGGGCCTTCTGGAGTAACATATTTCCAGTCGGCTGGTAGCTACAAAACCTGTTGACACCTGCGTCTTTTGGAACTGTGAAACCAATTTCACCTTGTACAATTTCAACCATGTCCTCAACACTGCCACGTTTGCGGCATAGATGCTGAGCCCATAGAGGAGTCGCCTTTATAAGCGAGACCACTCGTCGATAAGCACTAGGTGTGGCTGTGATTTTCCCGTTGTATTTATAGACGGGGTCACCGTGACGTTTGCTGTAACCGACGGACGCGCCACTCGTGAACATTGAATGTTCATAGAAGCGATGTTCCCACGGTCCAAGGCAATCGTTAACAATAGCAGCAGCAGTGCCGAATAGCTCACCAATCCTTACCCCCTGAAAACGTTCGTCTAGGATGTCTCCATTTTCGAAGACACGACGTAAACGCTCAGTGGTTTGGATGTTGAATTCTTCGTCACTGAACCATCCGTCAATCGCAGCATTGTGCCTCTTTTCCTCGTCTTCATGAACACCAAGCTTTCGCGTGATGTTATACATGAGATAGGCGTCCCTGAAATTATTTCTGGGATCGAGCACGTTTGACAGCTCGTGACGTATGGAGTCTGCTATACAGCCGAATGTGGAGTAGTATTCATTCTTACTCCCGGTATCGAACTTAAGGACAAAGGGTTTAGGCGGCTGACGATATGTCTGCCGTTTTGCCCAGCCATTGTTTCGATCCTTACGCACCTTTAGAGATTGCATAATTTAACTCCGCGCTATTCGCGCTTCAGCAGGTACAAGGAGTACCAGTGGATTAGCCGAACAGTCGTTCCAAACACACCATCACCTTGTTGATGAATGGTTGTTGGGCAACTGTACCTTGGCTATCCGACACCATACCCATGATCGCATCACGCTGTACAGCTGTGTGATGCGGGGACCAGTCGTAACTGATGCGGGCATACGAAGTATCGAGTACCTTTGTCACATCGACACCGTTGATGGTTTCGCTGACGACAATGGGAATCTCGAGACGTAGCTCCGCTTTGTCGCGGCGACCCAGGGTTTTGCGGTTGCTGATGGAGAGTTTCGGCTCGCCAACGAATGACCCGGAGGCCAAACGTTCAACAAGTGAGCCCACGCCCTTTTCGAGCCCGACGGGCACGAAGGTGTG